GAGTCAGATAAACTCTTGGAAAGCTGCTCGTAGTTGAACATTACGGAGTCGTAACGTCAGGGTTACAGATTTCGCAGACCTCAGGATCGAAGATAGACGGCTTGACATCGTCCAAAGCTCGAGTACAGATTTTACACTTGTTCTCATTGGTATATCCAGCAGCCTGGCGGTCTCGGTTGACCTGCATTTTGGCCAAATAAATCTCATTCAACTCTTCGTCAGTCACCTTAGAAGCGACAAGACCGTTTGCGATGAAGTGAAGAGCATCCACAAGCTCCTTGACATATTCACGTCGGTTAAAATATTCCTTTGAAGACCACGTCTTCCACGAGAATTCTCCGGCAGCTTCATGCATCTCATCAAGAGTTGCGAAAGTCTGGACGAAGAGATACTTTAGAAGCTCTTCACCTTCTTTTGCTGCTGGATCAGTTCCAAAGGAATCGATCTGAAGCTGGCGAGTCTCTTCCAACCACTTGTCAAATAGCATCTATTTCTTACCTTCAATTTCATTTTGGATTGCAGCGTCGATCTGGAATGCAGCCTCTGCTTGAGAAGTCTTATTCTGGTACCATGCTGTTGCCTGAGCATTAGCGATTTTAAGCTTCTGAGTGAGGTTCATTGCTTCCACTTCTTTAACTGTAACATCATATGCAGCAGAAATGAAACTCAGCTCCTTGGACTGTGATACAAGGATTGCTCCAGTCGAAGCTGCCTGATCATGACGGATACGAAGCCAGCCAGAACCTGCATGCCAGTAGGGGCAAGAGAGAACGCCCCAAGAGTCTGAGTACATCTGGACAAGCTCAGACTCAGGCATTCCACCTGCTTCTGCCTTTGACGCTTTACTACCGCGGTGAGCAAGAGGCCAGCCAAGGTCCAGCTTTTCAAGCCACTTCTGCTGGTCAGAGAGAATACCGAAGACCCACTGGTCCTTCTTGTCTACGGCAAGAGTGGAAGGAATGTTGTAGTCAGTATAGAAGTCGGTTGGATCGATCGCAATGATGTTCGTACCTTCAGGCATCTTTGGCTTGAAGAGGTCGTGGTCACCGTTTTTATAGAGTGGCATGACGACGTCAAACCAGTCAGTAGCGAGAACTGTTAGTCCAGCCTTAATCGAATCAACGTTCTCCTGGGCCCATGCATAGTGTTGACGACCTTCAAAGAACTTTTTGGTGATCGTCTCAGGCTTGGCAAGGAGACCTGCAGCATTACCCTGAATGCCATGCATCTTCCAGTCATCGATAAAGAAGAGCATAGGTAGGTTATGCTTCTTTGCCTCGCCAATAGCCCAGAGGGCACCGTATGAGTAGCCGGCAGTGATTGAGGACAGTGAGCTGACACCCATAAAAATGAGGTCGAACTTTGTTAGGTCTTCTTCAGGTTCAGTGGGGCGGTGCTCCACGCTGTATCCTGCAGCGACAATGGCTCGGGCAAAGAGCTGTGCCACTGGATCGTACTTCAGACGAGTACCTTTTCCAGTGTGTTGATTGGTGAAGCCAGTAATGAGAATGTTACCCTTAGACAAAGGTAATCCTTTCATGTTAAGAATACTATACAATAGGATGCCCGATGTACACAGGCAAGAAGAGGCGCCTATCGAAATAGACGCCTCTTTTTTCAGGTCAGACTAGAGACCCGGTGCCGGAGGGGCATTGTTCTCCCAAGGGTTCGCCGAAGGAACCTGAGGTGTAGTCGGAATGTTCGGTACTCCAGGTACGGTAGGACCTGCAGTAGGAGCGCTAGCAACCTGAGGTGCAGATGCAACCTGAGGTACAGACGGAACAGACGGAGTGCTGCTACCGCTAGAAGAACCAACAGTCGCTGCAGCATTACCAATTGCTGCGCCTACAGGGGCTGCAAAGCTGGAGAACTCGTTCTTCTTTTTACCTGAGTTTGCAGGATACTCAGTAGTCTTCAAACCACCAACGAAACGCTTGTTGATGAGGTTGCTGACAATCTGCTCATCACTCGGGTTCGACTTCCAGAAACCTTCGAGAGTCAGACCGAAGACAGCCATTTCTCGGAAGAAGTAAGCAAGAGCATTCGGGTTCTCAGGTGAGATGTACCAAGTGTTCCAGACCTTACGCTTAGCGTTTGGACCACTTTCAACAATTGCAGTGATTCCGATACTCTTCTTACCGGTTTTTGATTCACCGACTTCAGCTTCAGAAACTACGAAGTTGTAGTTGTCATCCGGAAGCGGTTCGAAAGCCTTACCAGCTTCGCCAGCGGCTTCGACAAGGTTGTCCCATGAGATATTAGGCATTTAGTAATTCTTCTTTCGTCGTTTATTCTGCAGGAGGAGCAGGGGGTGTAGAGGAATCTACGATTGTGGTTGTTGGAGTCAAAATAGCAGGAGCAGGTTTAGTCACTGCCTGTTGCGAACTCGTCTGAGGAAATACTGTATCAAGCATTCCCTCGATAGATGGGTTTTCGATGATGATTGGAAGTCCAGGAACTCTGTTTCCAGCTTCGAAACTGGGGTTCTTGTCTGTAAGAAGCTTACGAACAACGACCCAGTTACCAGCTTCATCCTGTACTTGATCAAGGAAGATGTAAGACGTGACATCGAACCAGTATGCAACCTGAGATGCAATCTGACCCTGAAGATATGGCTTTAGAACACCTTCAACTTCACGAGACATTGCTGTGACAACAACGGCTTCAAGTGGATTTTTCTGGACAGTCAAGTCACGGAGGTCTCGAGCAAAGAATGCCATCTTCGCAAGTAGAGTTCCCCAGTCCTGAGTCTTCATCTGATTACGACCAGCGACCAGTTCCTGTGCCTTTACCTGAAGCTCTGAAATAGAGTCAAGAATAACGGACTTGAACGGGTGCTTACCACTCTTTAGCCATTCATAGGCTTTTAGAGCTGTCGTAAAGTCCGTAACTCGGACAATACAGGTATCCCACGTGCCATCAGCTTCAGGTGGAGCGTCAACCATCGGGTCCCAATAGACCTTTTCGCACTGTAGAAAGCGGCTAGCAGCTTCTACGTCAAGCAAAAGGCGTGGATATGGTGCGGTATTTGCAAATGTTGTTTTACCAACCTTAGCATGTCCGTGAACTAGAACGCTTAGGGCGCGATCTGTCATCAGCCATCACTACTTTCTTTTTCTGTTGTTACGTTGTATCGCTCGTAAGGATTGACAACATTATAATGGTCTTCAATATACTGTTCTGCAGAGGACCCATCATCAAGCATTGGACATACCTGAAAGAATGGGCACATACCGCAGTGCCAGTCCATTTGTGGTTTTGGATAAGCTACAAAACGATGGTCTGCACCTTCGTCGAGTTTATCGCGAACTTCCATCATATCATGCAGAACGCCACGTAGGCGAATCCAGAACGAGTTAAGAGTTACATCATTAAATCGTACGTCGATACGGTCATAGAAAGGAGGTTTAGCTGTTCCAGTTCGTTTTACTTTCTTAAGAAGATTGTAAACTCCACCATCAACTTCTGCACCATCTTCGGGAGGATTGAACTTATTGATAAGCGTATACGTCATGAGTTGTTCAGACATATGCGAATACTTGTAGTACGGTCCCAAATCTGCTGCGGTTTTATGATCAATAATTGCGAGTGAATTATCTGATCGGCGACGAGCTTCTGCGTCAACCTTAGCTTGAAGAATAACTCTACCACCAAAATCATCGATGATGAGAGAAATTACTTTCTCTGCATACTGAATATCGATGTTGGCATCGGCATTTGTTTCTGCAAGCCAGTCTAAATAACCTTCAAGCATCAAACGGCCAAGTTCACCCTCAGACTCGAATTTTCTAACCTTTGTAGGGTCTTCTGCTTCGATACTGTCTCGAAAGATAGCATTGTCTTTTCTCATCAAACGGTTATACGCATCTACAGGATTATCGTAGGTAGTGTAGTACTGCTCGAGAGAATCATGAACTCGGGTTCCAAGCGGCAAAGGTCCAACTAAAGTCTGTTCTTTCTTTTGAAGTCCCAGATAATTAGCGAGATACCAATGCCGCTTGCAATTTTTGAACCCTTGAATTTCAGAATTGGAAATACGCACTTGTTCGGGCTTGATACCCAAGTAAGGCTGTAAAGTCATGTATTTCCTCTATGTTTTTGTTTCTAGAATAATTGTATTACGTTTCCTTGCAAAAGTACAATCAAGGTGCTACATACTTACTTTCCTCAAAAGCTTCCCAAACGTTCGGGAATTTCTCCTTGATAATTTCTACAATCTGATCAGTGACGAGTTCAATTTCGTCCTGAGCATGTGAAACAACAGCTGCACCTTCCCATTCTTTTCGCTTTGAAAGGAAATTCATCAGGCTGCGCATATTAATAGTGAGGAACATTGAGGTGTATGTATTCACTGGCATGTGCATTCGTGCAACTTCTTTCGCTACACCAAGCTCAAGGAGCTTTTCGTAGTTGTCCCAAAATGCCTGAGCACTATTCTCCAACACCCAACGTACAGCTGCCATCTGATCTGGAGTACCATCAACAAAATGGTAGTCTCCAGTCTTACCAACCTGGACGAGCTTGCGCTCATCTCGTGGAGTGTAGAAGTTGGGCATGAACTCACGGTACCGACCTGATTCCTCATTAATAGAGGAAAGACGATGCTTTACGATCTGCCGAGAGACGAAAATCGGTACCTCGAGATAGAACGTAAAGAGTACATGCTCGAATGGAACTCCGTGCTGGTCCCTGAAAAGGTACTTCAGGAGCCTTGTGTTGCCTTTTGTGTCACGAGAATCAGCACCTAATGTAGATACTTTAGCGACCTGCACCACGCGATCCTCGGTGCCCATAGAGTCAATCAACTCTACTGTTACGTCACTTCGTAGTGAAACTTCTGTCATTTAGGAATCGTCTCCGTGTAGTTCTTCTTCGTCATCTTCAGTCAAGGTGACTGCTCTGTCGAGCTCATCCTGACTGATTTCTTCTCCCAAAAGGGTTTTCAAGATGAGTGCTTCATCTCGAAGGATACTCTGTAGGTGGCGGTTCTTCTCATCAATAGCTTGGAAGACGCGCTCCTGTACAGTTCCCTTTGTCACATAATCAATAATGCGGACACGTTCATGAATCTCAGAACCAATTCGGTGTCCGCGAGCTTCAGCCTGAAGGTTCTCGATGAGACTCCAGCTTCTCTGGAGGAATGCTGTTGTGCTTCCTCGAGTCAGAGTAATACCCGTTCCACCAGCCGCAATCGTACAAAGAATGTACTTGATCTTGCCGTCCTGGAAATCATCCATATGGATTTGACGTTCCATAGCAGTCTGGGCACCTGTGATGAGACCATGCTTGATTTTCAGCTTTGTTAGTCGCTTCGACAATAGATCAATCAGCTGTCGAGAAACTGCAAATACGATGATCGACTCTTCACCAAAATCAGGAATATCATCAATGAAAGCATCCAGAGTAGCTGACGGATCAGCGAGAATAACTTTCTGCTTGACTTCATCCATCTGAGTGTATGGATTAAATACTACTTCATCAGAATCAACAATCTCAGCATACGAAGAAGAGAACTGAAGCATTCGCATCATTCGAATAAGTGGAGAGTCTGTTACAACTAACTCACCATTCAACTCAGCGATCATCTGGTTTTCCATTTGCTTATACGCTTTTGCCTGTTTAGGAGACATTTCAACATCTCGGCGTTCACGAATAATAGGAGGCAAGAACTTCAGAATAACGTCTTTCGGCATGCGACGAAGGAATGGATCGAGTCCTGCAAAGAACTCCTGCTCCATGTGTCGCTTGACACCCAAAACTACAGGCTGGCCCCATGCATCAAACGAAGTATCCATAAAGCGTTCACGCCATTTGGTGCGAGACGGGAAGACTTCTGGCCACATCCAGTTGAGCGCTGAAAAGAGGTCATACGGCTTCGAAGCAATCGGAGTACCAGACAATCCGAAGCGGAATCTAGCATTTCCAGTTGCAGCCTTCAAAGCTCGAGCCATCTGAGACTTCGGATCCTTGATACGATGGACTTCATCGATGATCACGGTATTAAAGTCTATCACATTTAGCTCACGAATGTGAACTTGGCATGCAGTCTCTTTCACATTCGAGTCATGACCACCACAAGCTACGCATCGTTTCAGACCGACGCTGCCGTATGGAGCTAGACGACTGTGAGACTTTGCAATCTCGTGGTTGATGATGTAGACGTGAGCCTTCTCCTCGAGAAGCTTACGACGCTGACCAGCAGAGCCAGTCACGACGTTTACTTTCAAGCCAGGCCATACGATGTCAATCTCTCGCTGCCAACCGATTTTGGTCGAGTTTGGAACTGAGATAAGAACTGGAAAAGGATTCTTACCTTCTTCAAACAGTCGACGGACTGTAGAGAAAACGGTTCGAGTCTTTCCAGAACCCATGTCATCACAGAGGAATCCACGTTCGGCTAGAGCCAGAAATTGGACTCCCGCATTCTGGTGTGGTCGAAGGTCTGGATATCCTTCTGCTTCAAGCTGGTCTCTCAGCTGATGAAGAATACCAATTCGAGTGGTCCACTCATCCTCTGCCCATCTCTGAAGCTCAGGTCCAACTTCTGGAACCTCAGTCCCAAAAGTGTTGAACATTGCAAGATAGGAATGCCAAGACAAAGGAATATCAGCAGTGTTCTGCGTACCTGGTTTTGGCCTAGCTCCGGGAATTGTCTTTACGAGTTCAGCGAATCTCCACTCGTAGGTTAGGCGAATTTTTGATTTGTCGCCTTCAAATATTTCAGCTAGGACTGCTGACACTATTTAGCCTTTCGTCCATAATTTTCTTTGCGTCTTCTTTCTCATCGATCATAACGTAGTTACGACCGAGTTTCTTTGCTACTGCTCCAGTTGTGCCAGAGCCAGCGAAGAAGTCAAGAACCCAGTCACCTTCCTTGGTGGAAGCCTGAATCATCCTACGAATAATACCTTCCGGCTTTTGCGTAGGATACCCAGTACGCTCCTTACCATTGGTAGGAACGATCGTGTGCCACCAGACATCAGTCGGTAGCTTGCCAAGTTCACGCTTTTCTGGAGTCACAAGACCCGGAGCCATGTAGGGCTCACGATCGACCTCTTCAGAGTTGTAGTAGTACTTGGATGGGTTCTTGACGTATACAAGAATATTATCATGCTTTGTCGGCCACTTAGACTTCGACTTTCCGCCATAGTCGTAGGCCCAGATGATCTCATTCAGAAAGCACTCACGACCGAAGATCGTGTCCAGGATTACCTTCGCATAGTGGACTTCACGGTAGTCGAGATGGAGGTAGAGAGTGCCTGTCTCATCCAAGAGACGCCATGCTTCACGAAGACGGGGTTCAAGGAAAGCCCAAAAATTAGCAAAAGAGTCGTTATACTCAATAGTTCGTCCAAGAATTTTCACGCCTTCGATCGTCGTCTGCTTGGCCATAGACTGGGTGTCCCCGGTGTTGAATGGGGGATCGATATAGATCATCTGATATGATTCATCAGCCATCTGGTTCATGAAGCCCAGGTTGTCACCGAGTAGGATTTGGCATTCGCGCTTCGTTCCGTCTTTTTTCAAGTTCTTCAATCTGTGTAGTGCTTCTTTAATTCCAGTTGCATTGTCAGTCAACGTCAAGCAACCCTTCAGGGCGCCATTTATGCTTCAGTACGAGGTAGATAACACCATGTCGGATGGCATCTCGTGTGTGTCCTCCTTGGACTCCATCTGTAGGATTAAGTCCAAGAGCTTTTAGTCGTTCGTCAGGTGCAAAGTCCTTCTGCATTGGCTGCTGAAGAGTGTACATGACTCCAAACTTCCAGCATAGGTACTCGAGGACTCCGATGTACTTCAGAGACCAAGGACCTGCACCCAGTTTGGCTGTCTGGGTTGTGATGATAAAGTTCTCACACACAACCTCAAATTGGTACTTCTCATTGTGAGCGTACTGATCAAAAAGCTCATCAAGAAAGGCAAAGAATTCAGGACCTTCACCAACTTGCTTTGTCCAGAGAAGGTTAGCATCTTCACCACCATTGATTCCAGTGATGTCCCATAAAGCTGTTCCAGTTGCTTTTCCTGGATCGCAAGAAAAGAGAATACGTTCTGGCTCATCCATTAGTACTTGTCACCCCATCGAGCTAGAGGCTTTGTGACGTCTGCAGTGAAGGGAACTTCCCAGTCTGTAGTCGTCATGCACTCTACGATTTCTCGTGAAGCTGTCTCCAACTCATGCTCATCAACTTCAAGAACGATTTCATCGTGGACTGGAATGCTCATCGCATCTCCGTATCCAGCTGCATCGAGCTTCAGAAGGTTACGCTTCATGATGTCTGCTGCAGAACCTTGGCACAGATAGTTAATTGCTCGGTATTCTGCACCACGCTCAACAGGAATCTCTCGACCTGAAACAGGAATAGTCACGAAACCATCAGAGGTACGAGTCGAAGAAAGCTGAGTCTCTCGAATAATTTCTTTCTGCCACTGCTCCATGCGAGGATACTTCTCATTGAGATTCTTTGCGAATGTTCTCATGACATCAACTGAAACTCCAGCAGACTTTGCCTGCTTTTCAAGAGAAGCACCGAAGAGCTTCGAGTAGATGTATGTCTTTACAAGAGCACGACGTGGGTCCTTCTTTTGCATGTCAGGATCGCCGTAAACCTCACGACCAATCTCTGTGAAGGAGTCACTACCATTTGCATCTGCACGATGGAAAGTGTCCTGAAGACCAGCATCTCCCGACAAACATGAGAAGATACGGAACTCCACCTGATCGAGGTCAGATGTCAGCATTTTCTTACCATCACGAGGAATGAAAGCATTCTTCACAAGAGGACCATCAGATGGAACCTGCTGCATGTTCGGGTTTGATGAGCTCATACGACCTGTAATAGCACCAATAGTGTTGATGTTACAGTGGATGATTCCATTGTCATGCTTTTCAAGGAATGACTCAAAATAAGTACTCTTGATCTTCTGGTAACGACGAGCATCAAGTGCTACCTTCGCAACATACTTAACTTTGTCATTGCCAGTCTCTACAAACTTCTCGAGAATTTCAGCTTTCACACTCAAAGAACCCGAAGCAGTGATCATCTCACTTGTAAAGTCTGCACCCAAGTCCTTGAGATAGCGAGCAAGTGCTGCAGGTGATGAGATGGAGAATCCAAGCTCTTCCTTGGCCCATTTCTGGACTCGCTGATCATACTCGTCAAGCTCTTTTGCTTTCTGAGCGCAGTAGTCAACGTCAATCTTGAGACCCTTCAGCTCCATATTGGAGCATACACGAAGAACACCCATTTCCTGATCATAAGCGTCAGGATACTTGAGGTCTGCTCGTAGCTGCTTCCAGAGATGAGCTGTCAGGATCGGGTCCAAAGCACCATATGCCCAATACTCAGGAAGATCAATCGGTACATTGTGCCAGAACCAACCGTGCTCCTTGAACTTTGCATCCAAGAGAGCTTGACCGACTCCAGCTCGAGGATCGACCAACTCTGTAGCAAGGTTCTTCAGTGCTGCAGGTTTTCCAGGTCTCATGAGCTTTGCCATAATCATCGTATCATTAATTCGATGCCATGGAATCTTCCACTCTGTAGCTAGAAGCTGGAAGAATTTTAAGTCGAAGTTTGCATTGTGGAGTGCAATCGGTTGCGTCGATTTCTGAAGTGCTTCAATTGCCACTCCACCAAAACGCTCCCAAGGAATTGCCCAACCAGAATTATAATCACCAATCTGGACTAGTCGAATTGCCGAGTCACTTTTGAATGCAGATAGACCCTGAGATTCGATGTCGAGACCAATTACTTCTCGTCCTCTGTCGTTATTAAGCCACTCGTAGAACTTCCCAATGTCTTCCATTGAGTTTACTAGGTGTAGCTCTGGATTTCCAATACCCAATTATCTTTACCATCTTTCGACTGTTATTCCGCATTCTCTGAGAAACTTTTCAGTCTCTTCAGGATTACGATGCATATCAATCTCATCCACTCTGTGGACAAGTTTCACTATTCCTGCTGCAGCTAATGCCTTGGCGCAAGAATAGCAACTAGCTCGAGTCACGTATGCAGTGGCTCCAACTGTTCGAGAGCGGTCAACTCTCGCAATACTGTTTACTTCTGCATGGACTGACGGACAACCATCATACGTGGGTCCTAGATCAGTCTTTCCTTGGCTCCGTAAGCACCAGTTAGTGCATGGACCATCTGCAATAAAGTTACTAGGTGGACCATTATACGAGGCCGAGAGGACATTCTGGTCTTTGTCAACAATAACACAGCCTACCTGAGCACGACTACACTTCGAGCGAAGTGCAATCGTGTCAGCAAACTGCATCCAAATTTCATCCCAATCGGGTCTACTCATTTAGTATTCCGCATAAACTTTACAAGCTGAGCTGCTCGTCTATCGAGAAGTAAGCCAGCAGTTAGTTTTTCATCGGGAGTCTGAGCATCTTCCCAAGGAAGAGTCTGCGTCACAACTCGATACGTTTTGAACGCACGCTCTTGGAATGTTTCTTCGCCAATTTTTCTAAACATTGGAATAAGGAACCAGTCACCAAGACCATGCTTGTTGGCAATAATCTCATTCGCAACGTTCCAGTGTGGTTCGTAGATATGGAAGCTTCCGACATGGTGAGAATATGTTCCAACCTCAACACCCAATTCAGCTGCCATAGACTGCATCAACATCGAGAACTGGATGAGGTCGAAAGGCCAACCATGAATTGCATCATTAGATCGCATAAACACAGACATGTTCAACTTACCGTCACGAATACGGAAGTTGAAGAGACTCGTGCAAGGGTGGTCTTTCTTTCCACCGTGTGCATCAAACTCTGGGTCCCATAGTGTGATGACTGCCTGCCGAGTGTCTGGGTCTTTCCTGAGACGCTCTACAATGATAGGCAATTGGTTTACAATACGAGGACCGTAAGCACCCCAAAACTTACCTGTGTCATCCTCCATATAGTTTCTGAAGTTAGGTTGAATTTGTGCAGTGAGTGCAGAGTCAGAAACTCCAGAAACTAGCTGAAGTCCTTCAACAAGACCGATTTCAGGAGAATAGAAAGGTCGGACACCATTAGCGGCAGTGAGTGTTGGATTTTCAACTTCGATGACTACGTCTTCAAGCTCAATAGTTTCACCATTGCGGCTTTTCTGCTTGACTCCCTTCATCATGAGATGACTGAGAATCATTCGATAACCTGTATGGTTGTCTTCAATTTTAATAAGGTGAGCCACTAATCCAGGTCCTGTGCTTTCTCTGCTGCAACGTACACACTAGTCGGGTACATTCTATCTGTCGATGGTGCATCAATCTTGATATGGTTGATGCCATAAGAGTTTAGTCTTGCACTTACTGTCTCACTATATGTCAAAACACCTGACATTGACAATCGAGTCAAAAGCTCCTCAAGTGCAGACTGTGACACTGAACTGACAATTGCGAGACTCTGGATGAATTCAGGTCGAAGTACGTCGAGAAAGACTTCAGCTTCATCAGACTGTGTCGGATGGAATCTAGCATTCTTTGCTTTATTGTCTACAACGAGAATTGTCTGCGGATCATCGAATGTACGACCAACGTATGATTTAACTCCGTGACTGAGAATGCTAGCTGCTCGGAATTCTGCATACTCAGCATCAAGAATAATATGTGGTGCAATTATAGCAAGAGACTCTTCATTGGGTGAAACTTCATTTGCGAAGATTAGAGATTCTTTTGTAAGAAGTGTGAACTGCTCTCGAACGAAATCAACGTGACGTTCTTCTAAGTAGTCTTCACCACGAGCTGCAAGACGCTCTTGGAGAACTTCAAGAGGCTGCGTTACATTCCAGAGTCTGGCTCCTTTGGAGGCAAGGAACAGTTCGATCCACTCGTATGATCCACGGGAAGAATCATAACCCGAAGAATTTCGGTATAGAGGTCCGTAGATTCGTTCTCCCACATGCCAGCGATCGATGATGATGTGTCGTCCATCGGAGGGCGTATAATTATCAAGTCGTTCTACATACTCCTCGTATACAGTACCTTTAATCTGCGAGGCATGGATGTACTCCACAGTATCTTCAGGATGTGCTTCTTGGATTAGTTCACTGATGGCTCCAGCAAGAGTCGACTTGCCTGCTCCATCAACACCCTCAAGAATAATTAGCATGGTGTCCTTTCGTCATTAGTTTCTATCTTATAACTTTTTCGAGAAAAAGTACAATCTACTCGATGGTCTGCATAGTGTATGCTTTGAAGATTTTCTCATCGTATTTGCCAGCATCCTCAAGTAGACGCTTAGCAACATGGGTTAGGTACCAGTTGTCGAAGTTGTCTTTCTTCATGAGAGATTCTACTACACCTTCAGCAGTCTCGCATGTTTGGGCCCAATAGCGAGGGAGTTCAGGGAAGACACCATCCATATCGACGCGAGTAGGTCGGCATTCTGGGCAGGGCTGGTAAAATCCAGCAAGCTCTGCACCGTCAACTGCGCTAAGGTGGTTTCTAGAAACTGTATCGCAATCTTTGGTGTGGTAGAACACACTCATGCCGATACGTGACAATACATATTGATTTCGTGGAGTGATAAAGAGCTCAAACTCTACCCAACGAGGGCGGTTTGCTACACGGCTGGAGCTCTGAGCAAGTACAATTCCTTGGAATGTGTACGTAATAACACCGTTCTTGACAGTGTACTTTGAGTATAAGTTTTCAGACATAATTTGGGTTCTTTCGTCGCTTCATTCATTATATCTATTATATGCTGTAAAACAGGTAAGGCGCTAGATTTCTCTAGCGCCTTACTCATTATGCTAATGGATTCGTTTTATACTTTGTACCTACTAAAGGCCATTTAGCGGCAACAACACGTTGAATGTCTGAGTCGAGTACTCCACTGGAGTCGACTGTACCATCTGTAGTAGAGATAACAGCAGCTGACACAACAGGGTCCATGGCAACAAATGCAACCATCGACATATCAACTGTTAGAGGATTAAAGATTGTCGTAATGGCATAAAACTTTCCATTTGCTTCAGTCATTGTTGCAAATCCAGAAGCATGAACTAGGCATGCTCCTAGAACTCTCCACTTAAAGTATCCATCATCTAGGGCTCGGGTCGTGCTTAGAAGTGACATAAGGTTCCTTACTAGTTATTTAGTCCACGTAATGCGGATTTTGGGATCATGGGCATACCCATAACGCTCGTAGCTTCCACCAGACCCACCAAGAGTAATTCCTCGGTGTGTTCCAGACACCCATCCAGCGTAGGTGCTAGAGGACATTTTGATCCAACGACCAGCGGCTCGTGGCCAGCCAGTAGATACTGCATGGCTATAGGTTTTGGTCGGCTTAGTAGAGGTTAGAGCTGTCTGACCATGCATACCGATGTAGGCATCTCCACCACCACCATAGTACCAGAAGTCGTAGTAGACATAGACCCAGATACCTGTGATTGTAGCACCTGAGAGAGTGCTAGTCAGAGATGGGAATATAGCCATGGATGATAAGTCACCATTGCTAGTTCCATACTGCAAACCGCTGTACATGTACTGGGTGTTGAAGGCATATGTGCCACCTGACCCGAGGAACGATCTAATGCCTGTAGCATTCCAAGTCTGGTCGTAGTTCTTCTTGACAGCTGGAGCTGTGACTTCTCCGCCGGTGTTGCCACCTGCCGGAGCATTGGCTGTACCATTGCGGTCTTCACCCGTCTGGGACATTGCCAGCCCGATGTCAGTTACCGTCATCATGACCGGACGGTAGCCATTGGCCAGAATCTTCGCTCGGCCGGCTGTCTCCACCTTACAGCTAATCAACAGCGAGATACTGTCATCAACAATCGGGGTGAGGAGACGGTTGAATGTCACAGTAGATCGGATGCCACCACCCATGCTCGTAGGGACTGAGTAACCTTGATCGATTACGGGGTCAGCGACTGTTGCCGCGCGACCGCTTGGCCCCAGGTGTAGCTGTACGATGGCATCAACGCTACCGGTATCTGAGTAGGTATGGATCGGAGTTGTCTGAACCATATAGGCACGGCCTGCCTTTAGCCCGTCAAGCTGCAGGTGCAGATACGGGTGAGCGGTAGTTCCTGCATAATACAGGCTGTCGTTAGAACGAGAGGCCCACGCCAGCAGACTACCACCCTTGGCATCCAGCATATCCTCTACCTGCGTACCACCGAGGGAGAGGCCTCCCTTGTCTGTAGCAGAGTCATACTTGTCTATACCTATACTCAGAGCGGACATAGCCCCTGTGGAGCTAATTGATGCGACCTGCTTACCAGTAGAATCTGTCACACCGAAGTAATCATCATTGGCGGTACCGATGCTGATAACTTCCTTCGGCGCTGTCTCACCAGGAAGAAGAGCCATAGCATGGAAACCAGCAGGGTTCATCTTCGCATGTGTACCCAATGGGTTACCTGCAATAACTTCAGATGCAAGAACCAGTGTTGCTTCTAGCTTCTTGGCAGTGATAGCACCATCAACAACTAGAGCAGCATCAACCTTCTTGCGGAAATATTGACCATCACCATACACTGATACCCAACCAGTAGTACCTCGATGTTCAAGACGAGCACCCATCTTAATAACATCTGCTGGAATAGTGAACTCCCACTTAGGAGTTTGGTTTGCAGCATTGGCTGTATTTGGTGTTACTGTCGGAGATGAATACCCCGACGTTGTTCCATCATTTTTTAAGTATGAGACGTACATTTTAGTGGTAATTGAGGCATCATTGGCATAAAATGATCCATAGTATTCGTATACTTCTCCCTCACCGACTGGAAGCCAGCCCGTCTTATCGGCTACACCTGGAGTTGAATCAAAGTCAAAAAGGTTTAGATAGCCTACAGCTGGCCATGATGGAGTGGCACTACCATAGCGAAGCGCAATCTTACCTCCACCTGAAACGTAAGAGTCCCAACCAGTTGCATTGCCCTTTTTCAAAGCCAGAGATTCTGGATTAGTAAATGTAGGGTCAGGTATTAAGTTAGAAGTATTTGAAATCACCATCATGTCAGTAGTGATTTTACGCGAGTGAACTACATCAGCCCATAGCTTGTCAATAGTAGCTTGATTCATTGTAGCTGATGTAGCCACAAGCTTCTCTACGCCTAGGTTAGAAATTAGTGATGCTTCAGACATACGACGAATCTGAATGTCATCGACATAGGCGAGCCCTGCAGTATTGTCATTCCACAGTTCTACCTTCAGCGCAGTAATCCCAGCTGGAATGGTAATGGTCTTTTCCAGTGGTACGGTCGTCCATGCACTGCGAGTGATAGTATTAAATTGGATGTCACCCAGGACTGTGGCATTGTTCACTGCATCTGAGATGCGAAGTTTAGTATTACCAGTACCATTAAATGATGCATCAAGATACGCGTGCAGTTTGAAGTAGTACTGCTCACCTTCCTTTACGCGTAAGTCACCGATAAAGATGGACTTGGCAGGAGATGATGCACTGGCAACTGCACTAAGACGAAGGGAAGAGGCACCAAATTTCTTCTGTGTAGTGCTAATAGTGTGCTGTGTCGCTAGAGTCCATGGCACAGCGGTAGCATCTTCAAAATCAGACCCGATAGCGAAGTTTTGGAAGTCACCAATAACAATGTTCTTGGCTGTAACTGCATTAGCTGCTAGTGAGGTTGTAGTGATAGAACCATCTACAACTAATTCTCCACCTGTCATGCGGCGGGCCATCATGTTGGAAACAACTAGATAGGAACCAATGCTGGCTGATGCTGAAATGTAAGGGCGGAAACGTACTCGTATTGCATCAGATGGAATCGTGACTACGTAGCTGTGGTCTGGGCGGGGTGCAGTGGCATTAGTAACACCTGGATTAAAGGATGATACTGCACCAGCAACAGTCATTTTTTGTGCGTAGATTGCACCATTTCCAGAACTCCAGCTACCCTCAGTAGAGTAAGAAAGACGGATCTTTTCACCTGGAATAACATCAACCCACTCAGCGTAGGCTGTAGCCTCTAGAGTTGCACTAGTCGCGGTGAGCTGTAGTCCAGGTACTCCACCAGTTGCAGTGACAACGGCAAGTGTTGTATTAGATGGTGTGAATCCAGTCGTACCACTCTGCAGCTGCGCGTTAGGAATTAAGTTAGTGAAATCACCAACAGCCAACATCTGTGTCGTAATTTTCTGGGAGTTGACGACATCGGTCCATAGCTTTGTGATAACTGCCTGGTCCAGAGTGCTTGCTGTAGCATATAGGTTCTTTACATCCACAGTCTGGAAAGCTGCAGTTCCTGCGGCAATCTTCTGCGCAACTAAGTCTATAATCGTTGCGGACCCAGCGGTTAGTTTACCAACGTCTAGGTTACTCACAGCATCAGAACTGATAAGGGTTTTTACCCAGCTACCTGCAGGTGGAATACCATCCCAACGCCACTCAGCAATGATGTTGTTATTTGCATCACGTTGGCGCCAGAGGTCTCCATCTGCTGTAGGAACTCCTGAGGCAGGGCTGGTGTTGTAGTAAACACGAGACTTCGATCCAGCCATGGTAAGTGCTGCACCAGCATTGATCTCTTCTGCGGTCGCCGGGCGTACGTTAATCCAATCAAAGATAATATCTTTGGCTGTTAATGCACCTAAGTTGCTTCCAGCATAGTTGGCCATTAGGTAGCCAGTCATGGCTGTCCATGTGCCGGTGGCAGTGGTAGGGCGACGAATTGTCTTGGTAACCGTGTACCACTTACCAAGGATTGGGGTTGGAACCTCATCCTTAAAAACGATAGTAGAACGGTTAGGGGTCAAACCAGTCCAGTCTAGTAGAACCCCTGCCCCGGTAAGGCTACCTGAAACAAGCTGGAATGATACCTCTACGGTCCAGTACTCCAGGTTCGGAGCATGGGTTAGCGCACCATTATTCAGATTGAGGCCCTTTGCCACTGTCGCATCACATACAAAGCGAGCCGCGTATGGTCCACGACGGAAGATAGTAGTTTCCTTAGTTGCTGCCACGCCATAGATGCTGTACTTGGCTGGTGTAGTGCCTGTCCAGTCGTCAAAAGAAGGATTCAGGCTGTACGCTTGTGCATTGATAGATAGTGATGCAGCATCATTTGCTTTTGTGGTTGCATCATCAGCGGCAGCCGCAATAGCCGCAGCCTCAGCCGCATCAGCAAGTGCTGCAGCAGCGATAGCAGCATTTGCTTCTGCCAACTCCTGCTTTGCAGTCGCATCGAGGGCCGCAGCTGTAATAGCCGCAGCCTTGGCTGCATCTGCTTTGGTAGTAGCATCAGCTTTTGCAGTGGCTAGGGCTGTTGCACTTGCTCCTGAAGCTTGAGCATCTGCGTAAGTTTTAGCTGATGCGAGAGCAGCGGCTTGTGCTGCATCAGCTTTAGTCTGTGCGACTGCTGCGGCAGCAGTAGCAGCATTTGACTCCGCTAGTTGCTGCTTGGCTGTAGCATCTGCTGCTGCCGATGAAATAGCTGCAGCCTTTGCAGCATCTGCTTTAGCAGTCGCGTCTAGTTTTGCGGCTGCTAGTGCATTATCAGCCTTAGTTTTAGCATCAGCAGCTGCATTTGCTTCAGCTTGCTCTTTTTTTGTTGTAGCATCGGCAGCAGCTGCTGTAATAGCAGCTGCTTTAGCAGCATCTGACTTAGTGGTTGCATCGGTCTTAGCTGTGGCTAGTGCATTATCAGCTTTAGTCTTCGCATCAACTGCTGCATTAGCTTCTGCAAGTTCTTTTTTCGCAGTAGCATCGGCAGCAGCCGCAGCGATAGCTGCTGCTTTAGCAGCATCAGCTTTGGCAGTAGCATCAGCTTTTGCAGCATCGAGTGCTCCTTGGCTTGCACCACTAGATTGAGCATCAGCATAAGTTTTTGCCGCTGCTAATGCTGCTGCTTGAGCAGCATTAGCTTTGGAAGTGGCATCAGCAGCTGCAGCAGTTGCTGCATTAGCTTCTGCAAGTTCTTTTTTCGCAGTAGCATCGGCAGCAGCCGCAGCGATAGCTGCTGCTTGTGCTGCATTAGCCTTAGCAAGTGCATCTGCCTTTGCAGCTGTCAATGCAGCATCAGCCTTTGCTTGTGCTACTACTGCTGCATTTGCTTCAGCTAGTTCCTTCTTTGCAGTTGCATCTGCAGCTGCAGCTGCAATTGAAGCAGCTTGCGCGGCTGATACGCGAGTGTCGACTGTGGCTAGCTGACCAAAAGCATTCTGTAGTGCAGTATCGTTGTCTACAAGTCGTTCTTCATGTGCTACAAGATCAGTCTCAGCTGTTTCAAGACGTGAATCAAGATTGCTTGCATCAGTGATTACACCATCATACTTACCATCGAGTTCAACAAGCTTAGTATCGACATCGACAAGTCGGCCATCAACACTGTTGAAGCGAAGTGTATTTGCTGCAAGATCATCTTCAGCAGTAGCAAGACGGCTGTCAAGCTCGAATGCCTCGGTAACTACTCCATCATATTTTTCATCGAGGTCTGCAATAGCATTCTCAACATTGATGAGTGATGCAACAGAGTCCTGCATAATGCAGGATAGGCTACGAGCACCCTTTGCTGCTTTGTTGCCGTTGTAGTCTTCAGATTCTAGCGAGAATTGCCATAGTTCATTAGGTAATGCAATGTCCAATCCAACGTATACTGTATCCATATCCAGTCGGATAATGCCAACAGGTACACTTAGGACTGTGGTAGTTCCATTTATGTCTGTTCCAGCCATCTTATGGGCCCAGACATTTACGTGCAAAAAGTCACGAGGCTTCTCCGCATTGCCTACAAATTTGCCATCCCACGTGATGATGTACATACCAGGCTGGCCAGATACGAATGGCATAGTGGCTACTGGTGGAGGTGTTGTGTCTCCTACGAACGGCAGAATGCCGTAGGTACCGTCAGGAAGCAGCCCAAAAATAGTTTCTTCACCCGTATTAGGGTCTCTTGTTGTTAGGGATTGGCTGATGAAGACTTCACCAGCAGGGCGCGTTTCAAGAGACTCAACTCTTTTTCGTACGTCCGTAAATTCTCGGACAAATGCGCCATCTGGCCCAATGCGTCTTACCTGCATACTACATCCTTTATGTCACTATGGAATTAGACTTCGTCTTGCAAAGCCTTGTCAAACTTGCTTTCCTGTTGTAAACTAATTCTAACATTGCTAGAATCATCACCAGTAAAACTAAGAATTCTCATGGGGGTCATACCGTCAGGAATTGAAATCCATCCCTTAGTATATATCATCGCTAAATCGCCTGGCCAAAACTGGCCCAGAGGTATATCTCCATCTCCACGCACAGTCATTTGAACCTCGAGTAGAGCCTCGTCATTAGCACTCAACTCTGCATCACCGTGGCCGCGGACAACGGCAGCATTTTCACTACTGCCTCTGTTGATAACTTTCTCTAGAAGAGGATACTGCTTCTGTAATGGTGTCTTATTTGTGCTGACAGTCATTAGAAGCTTTTCATCTGTTCCAGCACCTAGAGAAAATACTCTAGATGCTTGATATGTGCCTGTATAGTTTACAGTCATATCAGCAACTTGACCTTTTGAAGGTGTTGTATCCCATACTTGAGTAAATGCTTGACCAATTCTAGGACGGTCTTCTGTTCCGTGGTACATATCAAACATTAGCTGGTTGTCTCTGATTAGTCGAGGTCTAAACATGACATCTGGACCATCAATAACATTGGAAAGCTTTGTAAGAATCCCATCGCAGCTCAGATTCTGTACATCAAATCCTTTGTAGGTTCTTGTATGATCAGCATTGTTAGCTGCCGTCTGCTCAGGAATTGCAAAATTAATAGGCAGTGATCCAGAAGGTTTTGCCATAGCTTGTTGGACAACACGCTGAGCAATTGTTCCAAGAGACAGACCTGAGTAAACAATTTTCGACTTGTTGAGTTTAGACCAATCAGTCTGCTCTGTTACTACCACTCGGTTTGCAAGAATTGATCTAAGGCCACCGCAACTAACTGAGATAGAATCCCAGTTTTCTGAAGGGCGAGTGATGATAGGGCCTGCAACTATAGGAACACCATCCCAAAAAATAACAATGCCAGCCCACCAAGCAGACAACCAGTACGTTAGATCAACTTTTGGAAGATCAGATTTTCTCAGTTTGACTTCAATAGTCTCGATACCATTAAGTTCGACAGACCATGAGAGAGATTCGTAGCTAAGCTGAGGTCCAATTTGGCCATTGATCGTTTGATATAAATTGGCAGTCCACATTACTTCACAGGTCCCATGTCAGTCACCTTGAAGACAAGGCCAGTTCGCCAGTAGCCGTCACCACCAGTACCGAAGTGCAGTGTGGCCTGCCCGGGTCCATAGTTCCTCAAGCCGCCTAAGTTGACAGTATGCTTTCCAGCAAGTACAGTTGTCGTGAGGTTGAAGTTCACTGTCTGCCAAGACTGATGCAGTCCAGGCGTAGTCCAGAGAGCGAGATTAACACCATCTAGCTGAGGCAACCATCCATACTCAACATACTTTGCATTGTCAAATCCTACAGCACCAACGGCGCTTACACAGGCAGACATGCTGAAATTCACCATGCGGTCGGTTGGGAGACTGAAGCTGCCCTGACCTTCACGGAGTAAGGTGGCAGAAAGCTGACCGTTGTAGGTGTTCTGCCACTGGTGAAGTACACCAAGGCTAGCACCATAAGGAATGGAGTAGTCGACATCCTTATCTTTCACTGCCGCATTTGTGTTAGTAGCTCCTGAAGAGATAGCATATGATCCTAACTCCAAAGCGCGAGACGGCAGAGATGTTCCGACGCCTAGAACAAGCTCAGAGTCACCTTCAATAGAAGGGAATCTCTGCTGAACATAAACAATGTCTGTTCGATTGCTGGTGACGGTAGAGGCTGTAACAGTACCACCTGCTACAGGTGCCATTACGACTTCTCCAGTAGCAGTCTTAATTGCAACTACACCAGATGCTACCGTGTATTTGAGCTGTGAGCTGCTTGTAGTGATTTTACATCCTGAGATAATTCCTGGAGTATATAGTGCTCCCCATACTTTACGTACGTCAAGATCGTCGGTACCTCCAGTGGGTACCCCTCCAACTATTGTGGCGTTAACGCCCCATCCTGAAGTCATTTGTCAGTTCCTCTTCTCTTGGACTAAATCCAAGTATCTTTGATAATTATATCACACCAGCCTGAACCAGCTTTTCTGGGTTCAAATGATGGTCTTAGAATTTCTTTAGGTGAAACAGAGAACCAATCTCTTTCTGTAAGAGATGTTGATCTGTCTACACCTCCCTGCGTCGCTGTGCCTTTAGCCGTATCAATAATTACCGGTGATGAAGAAGTTACCATTCCAGTATAAGTAATTCGATGGTCATCATTATCTGAAAGAGTAAATCCTTCTGTGTAGTCACCAGTTACCTTGAAGACAGGCCATGCCTCAGCATTACCGTCATTTGTAACAACACCACCCTGAAACAGGGTAGGGTCTGCATTGTAGTTTAGTGGGTAAGTAAGAATATACGTCAGACCACCACCATTTGCTGATGCAGAAGAGCCAACCGTAATCTTACGCTCTAGCCCATAAATGAAGGGGTCAGGTGCATAGAAGTCAATTTTCCAAAGTGCTGATGTATCAGACTGCTGGACCCATGATGTACTTCCCTCAAGACCTACTGTAGAGTAGCGGGTGCTAGCCTGAGTTTGGACTTTCAGCGTGCTGTAAGAACCATTTACGAGGATGCCTACCAGTGAGTCACGCATTTCCTGTAGACCCGTGATGGTAGAAGCAACAGCAACGCCTGAGAAAGAAATAAGTCGCGCAGCCATCTTCGCTTTTTCAGAGAAATCACCGTGTGCATTCATTCGACCAGTTGTATTTCGCTTGACGTTGGTGCCATCAGTCCAACCAGTCACTGCCGTTGGGTCTAGAAGAAATTCTTTTGTACCACCTAGCTTGTGTGATCGCATGGTTACACCACCGACTGTCACTGTGATTCTGTCATTTTTTAAGTACATTGCTTACCTTAGCTGATGGATAGTTTCCAGTAGAGTTGATTCAAAGCAGCTTCACCAATCTGCTCCTCTGATAGACCCTTAGATGGGAATACGTTGAAGTTTACATTCTGTCCAGGGGATGTTGATGTTACGGCAGCAGGAGCTAGCGGTTGATCTACTGTTCCACCGTTTTCGAACTGCATTTTGTGAAGACCGAAGCCGAAGATACGAGCAACCTCTTCAAGAATCTTGAGTGATCGCATACGCTTACCCTTTGCGAGAGGAATATAAGCTTCACCGCCAGTCTCAGGTTCAGCCCATAGACGCATAGCTCCAGCTTTAGCAATCTGCGCTGTGTGCTTCTCAAATCCACCATCAGCGAATGCTTTGATACCCTTGTTACCGAACATACCAAGTGCACCGTTGACTGGAGAGCCACCCTTGAAAATACCACCATTAGCGATAGCATATTTAGTGTTCTTACCGGCTGTACCAGGATTACCTGTAGTCGTATAGTTGGTGGTGATAGTAACCATCTTGCCTTGAATAGCTTCAATCGCTCTTCTCATCACCCCTGCTGGGCCTGAAACACCATCAACAGCTTCAAGCTTAACTTTTTTACCGACAACTTGTTCAATCATTTTCTTAGCCGCTGCAACTTCAGGTGCTGTGAGGTTCATAGCTTTAAGAACAGCGTCGTAGTTGCCATCGGTAACTGAGAGGATTGAGGCTAGAGCTGCTTCACGTCCACCAGGAGTATTGTCAAGAGCTTCAAGAACAGCGTCGTAGTTGCCTTCAGCATACTCTTTACCCTTGCCAGTCACAGCAGCGATTACAGCCTTAGCAGCATCTGGAAGAGCTGCTAGTGTAGCTGAATAAGTTCCATTTGCAAATGAATCTGCAGCCAGTTTGGTCATCATAATTTTACGCTGAGCTTCTTCAGTACCTGTGATGTTGATTGCACTAGCAATCTGGTCAGGCATAAGACCGAAGCTACGAATGATGGCATCAATCTTAGGGCTTTCAACTCCAAGATCAGAAAGCTGCTTACGAAGAGCTGCCACACCAGGCTGCATTGCCTGCATCGCAATAGACTGCGCGTCTGCAGTGCTCTTACCGGCCTTGAGGGCTTGGTCTAGAGCAGCAGTACCACTCTTAAGAACACCATCAGCTGCACCATCCATCGCTGTGTGGAAGTCACGACCAGCTTGAGATGCAAAGTTGAATCCATCCTTGACAGAGAATAGAGCATTAAGAGAAACTTTACCGCCGTCGGCAATTCCAACTAGACTCTTCTTTGTGTCATCGAGTGCCTGTCCGAGACTCTTCTTGGCATTTGCAGTAGATTGCATTCCACCACTGAGGATGTCAAGGTTAGACTTTAGAGCACTAAACTTGTCTCCAGCGGAGCTAGAAGCACTCGCTAGAGTAGTGAAGTTTCCTTCAAGAATTTTGGCTTGAGCACTGGTGATACCTGTTGCTTCAGCTAGAGCTCTAGTCTTTTCTTCAGCTTTTCTGAGTTCATCAGCAGCATTTTTGGCTTTTTCACCAAGGTGAGCAATGCTGTCATCATTCATACCCTCGAGAGCTTCTTTAGTAGTACCAATAGAAGCAGCCATCTCATCGGTAATTGGAATACCATTGCGTAGAGCTTCTTTGATTGTGTCAAAACCCTTGACATATGCATCGCGACCAGAAGGATCAGCTAGCTTGTCAGTGTATTCCTTTGTAGAGATACCAAGTGTTTTAAGAGTTTCCTCAGTTGATGCGGAGTTCTGCATCATTCCGCGCCAGAAATTGTCCCAGTCGTTAGTTACTCCATCGAGTGCATTTGTAGCGAGCATTCCCTTGGTAGCATTTGTAACTGCACCAGTCTGTTGGTCAAGAGTCTGCGATAGAGCATCAACCTTCTGGCGTGACTCTTCCTGAGCAGCTGCATACATACCGAGAATAGCAGTTGCACCACCGATGGCTAGTCCCCATGGACCACCCATCATACCCATTAGACCAGAAGCTGCACCACCAAGACCGCGCAAACCAGCCTTAGCACCTGAACCAGCTGCAGCTTTAGCAGAAGCAGCAATACCGCTCAAACCACCCGTGACAGCGGCAAACGGCATTGTTCGAAGAGCATTCATGGCATTTCGACCATGGTCTCTCATCATGGTGAACTGGCCTACAGTTCTCTGAGCACCAGCAGATAGCCCTTGAATGTTACCATCCATGCGAGCACGCATTGTGCCGAATCCTTCAGAAATACTTTTGAAGACTCCATTTAGCTTAGGGCCAAGGAATAGAAGAGCACCAAAGCTCATCAAGAGAATCTGTACGAATCCAGGTGCTTTAGAGAATGCTGTAAGAAGGTTACCAATACCTTGAGCTAAAACGACGATTGGTCCACTGGCAAGAGATACGATAGACTGTACGAATGCGTTGAAGATTGGGATAACTGTTTGAAGACCAGGAGTTAGCGCAGCGAAAACTTGATCAAGAGTGCTCATGATGTCGTTGAAGCCCGGTGCCATTGCAGTAAATACTGCTCCAGCAATTAGACCAACATTGCTGATGATGTTACCGAGGTGGACGAATCCAGGCTCCATGGTCTTGAGAGCATTTCTGAAACTATCGATAGCTACATAAAGTCCACCCAAAAAGTTAGACTTGCTGATAATAGCTGAGATGTTGTCCATCATCGCTGCAACAGCACCAGAGCCTGCTCTGAACAACCCACCAAACACCTGTGAGGCGCTACCCAAAGTGCTGAATAGATTACCTACAGCTTCGTGTAAGACGTCTGAGGCATCACCAGCAGCTTGGAAGAAGTTGACTAGCTGTGATTTGAATGGTTCGCTATTGACTACTTCAGCGGCTCCCGCAAGACCATCTGTGAATGCACGGAGTCCACCGAATCCAGCTTGATTAGCTGCATCACTAATACCTGAGAAGATACCAGAAATACTTCCAATGCTATCTCCTAGCATTTGGATTGTGCTTACCGCATCTCGAATCCAGCCCGAGATAGTATCTTCACTCGCTTGGTCAATGAAGTTACCGAACTGTACACCAAGCTTACCCATCCAGTCACCAAACTGAGGGAGGAACTTTGATCCTACAACTCCCAGCTTGCCAAGGGCGGTAATGAGTGGACCCATACCCTGGCGCATGTTCTCAAGACCTTGATTCGATCCCTTGAACATGGTGTCAAGTCCGCCACTTTTGACAAACTTCTCCATTGACTGGAAGCTATCCTTCATTAGGCCACCCATGGCCTTAGAAGTACCAGTCAATCCCTTTGTCAGCGCAGGGATTGAGGCCTTGACCATGTGCTGGAGAGTCCCATCAAGGGCATCCCAGAAAGCATCTCGAGCGGGGCCGGCAATTTCTTTACCCAACCCTCGAAGAGATTCGACAGCTTCTTTTCCATCAGCATTAAGTTTTGCAAACGCTTCAGCACCCTTTTTACCGTCATTGGTAAGAGCAGTAAAGAAGCCCTTGAATCCAATACTTAGGGCTGCGATTGCAGTGCCTGCCATAAAGATACCAGCAGGGAGTGCCGCAGTTAGTCCAACTACGTCTGTTAGGTCATTTCCGATTGCAAATGCTGCACCGGAAACGGCAAATAGCTCGGAGGCTAATGCTGAGACGACTGAAACAACTGCGGCACCCTTGATGGTGATAGCTTCAAAGTTTCCAGCAAGACCGAGAAGTCCTGCTTTCACCTTATCAAACGGGATAGAACCCGTGATAGTGTAGAACAGACCCTTTAGAGCTTTTTGGGTTTCAGGGCTAATTCTTGCATTGATGTTTGAATCACGATTGCGAGATGCAAATGCGAGCTGAGCTTCTGCTCGGGCTGTGTCTGCTCCACCTTGAATTGTAACATTGCGACCGTCGTAATGGCTGACAATTCTTTCGAAGTCAGCTTCAATGGTGGCAGTATTTGCATCAATATTGAGTTCGATGACATTGTTACGCATGCGGTAACGAAGATCACGAAGCTTTTTGTTGACCTTCGTAAGATCAACATCAGCTTTGAGTTCGATCTCAACGTTCTTGATCTTTTTCACTGCAGCACGAACATCACGCTCAAAGAACTTATCTATGGCGCGAATCTGAACGCTTGCTGAACCTATAATAGGCATATGTTACTCCAGTGAATTAGCCGAGTGGTGCCTCTAGGCCCACGAACCCTTGATCAGTCTGCTCTGTATACTCTATAGGGCTATTCCCGTAGGATTCATCGTCAGCTCCATATGATCTATCTCGTCCATAAATATTATTCAGCTTTGCTCTCATTAGCACAAGATTACCTTGTACCTCTGCATCACGAATTGCTTCATTTATGAATATATTGTCAATCAAGTTGAATGAACGTTCGGCATCATATTCATTCAACAGTTCGAGAAGGTCTATACCGCGGCCAATATGCTCACCGTCGATATATTCCCATCTCTGTATAAATATGCGCCCTATTTCTAGGACGCTTCCGTAGGGCGCGAGGTCTGCTCCTCAATGAGGAATGACACGATTTCGGAAAGTACTTCCAATTCGATATCATTCTCAGGGTCTCGGACGAACTCATTGAATCGGACATACTCATCCTTTGGAAGAGCTGCCTTTAGATAGTCGCCAATGCCTCGTGCAGTTGAAGATGAGTTATCATCAGAAGAACCGATAAAGTCCAGGAGCACAGCTCCGGGAATAGAACCGTATGCTTCGAATGTTTCTCCAAGAAGTTCAAAAGAAAGTCGAGGTGCCTTAGTCTTCTTGACAGAAGAGGTGAAGGACTTTGTAGTTTTTGCAGCCATGTCAATTCCTATTTATATCGTGTATCAGTCGTCAATAACTCTGCGAAGCGGTTCTGTTAGGAATCTATTTGGTTTAGTTCCAGGATGATGAACAAGCTTCGTATATACCATTTTACCACGCACTGGAAAGCGTAATGTAGTACTTCTTCGTGGTGTTATAATGTGTGCTCGTGTACCATTGTGGTGCATCATAGCAATTTTGCTGTCGGCAGTAACAGTACCAATTGGTCCGCCACGTGTTCCAGCTTTTGTAGAAGCTTTAATTGAGTTATAAAGCTTCATCGTGTCTTTACCCACCTGACGGCGGGCAAGACGACGAAGTCGTTGCGTTAGTGTGTCGATGTGGTTGAAAACCATGCCACCCTTGCCACGTAAAAGATGATTCCATTCAGCATCAAATTTTTCAAAGGTAGCCATAATTTATTCTCCTACAACAGTTGTGATAGACATCACAATTGCCTGCATAGCACCATTAGGCGGAGCTGCACTAACGTCGACAATGCCCGTGCCGAACCAAGTTCCTTCACATGCATTCATTCCAGCAGTCATCATTAAGTCCATGTCAAGCATACGAGACAGAGCTGTCTCAGACTGTTGAGCTGCATCAGTACCAGCAGGTAACGGTGTTGAGCGTCCTCGTGCAGTTCCTGTCGGAGCACAGCGGACCAATTCGACAGCAAATGAGGTTGAACGAGGTGCATCACATCTTACAGCATTCTGGGCCTGGTCACCTGGAGTTCCTGAGTACATCTGCTCGACAGACACACTGACCTGTTCACCTAGATGCGTAGCAGAACCTTGACCACCCAGAGTGAAAAACTGCAGGGTAGGAAGGTCTACACCAGCCTCTTCAAATGTAGCATTAAGCACAGTAAGAATGTGCTCTGCAAGGTTTCCTACTGGGTTTGATGGCATCTTAGAATAGTTCCTTTAGCTGTGAGAGAAGAGAGCTTCTCTGCTTGTCTTCTGTTTCTACAGCATATGCAGCTCTAGCCTTGTCAGCATCAGTACCGACCCACTTAAGAACTTCCTTGACAGAGCCGTCAGGAACATCGAAAGTGATTGCTTCTTTGACTTCTGTAGGCTGCTCAGGTGCCTTAGCTTTAAGCTGTGATTTTGGGGCGTAAGGGTTACTCATTAGTTTATTCTTCCGTTAGATCGGCCAGCAACGTAAATCGCTGGTTTCTTTAAAGCACCTCTAGGATTAGCGGCGTAAATGAACATGTCAATCTCGTAAATTCCTGTACGTCCTTTGTCAACGTAGACTTGAGGATCGAGGAGTGTGTAAGAGATACCTTGACGTTGGATTGAGGTTACTGAGTCTGGGAGAGCACACTGGGAGTCTCCAGTCTCAGCCATAATAAGTTCATTAGCTAGACGGATTGCTGCACGTTTACCAGCAATCGGTGGTGGGCTTCCATGAGTGTACGTAACACTTAATTCATCCTGAGATTTTGTAACCCAAGGCATTTTGTCTTTTCGTACAGTATAGGAATTATTGCGGAGTTCGTATTCAGAGTTAGGCACAAGGATGCCACCAGAGTAGAGCTCAGAAATAGACAGGACAGGAGTACGGCGCAATCTTAGTTGAAGATTGGAACTAGACGATAGTCCTTTAGGGAGATTGAACATCTCACCATTAACGATTTGTGGTTGGTATTGTAGCATACCAGAACTATCAAGACTGTAGAAGTCCGTAGTCGTCTGAATGCCTGAATATTTTTCGGCAGTTAGCTTGTAGAGTATCCAGCTAGCTGTTCTAACTGCCCAATCAGTAAATGGGCCAGTAGGGTCCATAGTGTCATTTGCACTAATCCATAAAAC